CCTTGGAACGGTTGATTTTAGAGGTGAAGACAGCGCAGGTAATACGCAATCTTATGCAGAGGTTGCCGCGAGTATTTTTGATGCAAGCAACAGCAGCGAAGATGGTCGACTTGATTTTGTTGTAACAAAAGCAGGCAGCCCGTCAACAGTAATGCGGTTGCAGGAGGATAAGGTTGGCATCAATGAACTTGTGCCAGAGGCACCGTTTCACGTTACCGATACGACCACTGAAGCTGTTCGGATTGAATGTCCAAACAATGATGCTGCCTCTGGGGCTGACATTAGGATGTATCGCCATCGCGCTGATGCTGTTGGGCAAGATAACGATGTATTGAGCACTATCTTTTTTAGAGGCAACAACGACGACAGCACACAAGCACAGCGTCCAGTTGATTATGCAGCGATTCAAGCTGTTATCGCTGATGCAAGTGACGCGACTGAAGACGGCAAGCTACGGCTGCAAGTTCAGACTGCTGGCACGCTGACGACGCAGCTTGAGGTCAATGCCAACACGATTGGTTTTTTTGGCACGACTCCTGCCACACAAGCAACGGCAATCACAGACATCAATACAACGGCAACGACTGGCACATTGCCCACTGCAAGCGACACAAACACTATTAGCAACGCTGCGTCTGCAACGAATGCTGAGTTGTTGCAGTATTGCGTAACGCTTGAATCAAAGGTTGAGGCGTTGATTGACGCACTGCAACGTCATGGCTTGATGGGCACTTGACGACTGGAGAGGTAGACTGTAGCCACGTAGTCTTTGGTTGATCGTCTTGGCCAACGTCAAAATAACAGAACTCTCTGCCCTAACCAATCCGGTCAGCACTGATGTGTTGCCGATTGTTGATGTTGCGGCTGATGCGACAAAAAAGGTAACGATTGCTGACCTACTTGAAAATGCAGGTGACGGAAGTACTAGTGCGCCTGCTTTTAGTTTTGACACAGACCCGGATACTGGAATGTATCGGACCGGAGCCAACGGCTTAGGGTTTGTGACTGGAGGAACGGAAGCTGGACGTTTTGATAGCTCAGGCAGGTTGCTGATTGGGACGGGTGTTTCCCCCAGTAGTGGTGACAGTATTGCTCAAAATGCACCGCTGCTAATTCAAGGCAGAGTCGGCAGCGACACTGATAGCGGTCGTATTAACTTGCAGCGTGGATCTGCTGCGTCAGCTGATGAAAGCATTGGCACGATTAGTTTTACAGACTCTTCAAATAATGCTTACGCAAGGATTGCGGTAGAAGCTGATGCAGCCACTGGAACTAACGATTATCCTGGTCGCATCAAGTTCCAAACGACTTTAAATGGAGAATCAACTCCAGCTACGCGGCTAACAATTAAAAACGATGGTAATATTATAGCCCCTCAGATTTATGCATCAACAACCGCTTCAGCCGCAAATGTAAATGTTAATAGTGATGGCTATCTTATCCGATCAATATCTTCGCTAAAATTCAAAAAAGATATTGAAACTATAGAGAACACCTATTCAGACGCCTTGTTAAACTGTCGCCCGGTTTGGTTTCGCTCAAAGTCTGATTACGACAATCCGGACTGGGGTTATTGGGGCTTTATTGCAGAAGAAGTTGCTGAAATTGATCCAAGACTAGTTAGCTGGAAAACAACTGAAATTACTTATGACGAAGAGGGTTCAGAAGTACGAACTGCTTGTGATCCAGAGCCTGAAGGAGTCCAGTACGATCGCTTTGTGCCTCACTTGTTGAATTTAATCAAAGGTCAGCAGCAGACAATCGCAGCTCTTGAGCAACGTCTTACAGACGCTGGGCTCTAATAGGTAAATGGGCTAGACTGAAGACACAGATCTAGCCTGCTCAGTTGCTGTCATGGCCCTTTATCCGTTCACGACTGAGGCGCTAACCAGCCTGACAGCAACAGGCGTTACCAGTTCAGTCAAGGTAAACGCGCAAGCCGTTACGTTCCAGGTGACGGTGAGCAGCATTGGAACAAATGTGCAGGTGCGGTTTGAGGGCAGCCTTGATGACACCAACTTTTTTAACCTTGACGACGAAGCTCAAGACACCACAATTTCTGCTGATGGAACGACTGGCTATTCGCTAAGTGGAACGCCTGTCGAATTTGTACGGTTGCGCTTAGTAAGCATCACTGGTGGGTCTCCTACCGTTGCAACAGTAGTTGGAGCCCTTTAAGGCATGGCAGGAAGACTACGCAGCAGCATCAATATCGGGCTTAACAACGGGCTACGCCAAAGCATTTCGGGTGGCGTTGCCGTGGCTCTTGTCCTTAAGAATTTAATAACGCAAGGCGGTGATCAGCTGATTACACAGTCTGGCGATACTCTTACAGGTAATGTTTGATGAAGCGTCCCGACTCAATGATTTCAAGCAAGCCTGGTGCGTCTGATGTAGAGGCCATGGCTAACCGTCAAAAATGGTTAAATAGTCTGTACCTCTATGATGGTCGCGATAAATGTGACCACGAAAAACACGGTCTTTTTACAGGTCTTGCTCAGAAGTATCAGCAATTTATCGGCTGATGTCGAAGTCATTGAAAAGACCTATCGTGGCCAAGGAAAACGTTAGTTCTCTTCCAAATGCTCAAGTCTCTTTTTGTGAGTGGTGCCGTCGTTACGGCAGCTGCGCTGGCATCTCCTGCAACCGCAGGTGAGCTGTACGTGAACCCAGAAGCCAACTTTGGTGTTGGTCTTGATTCTGGCGTTGGCAGCGGCATTGTCGAAGGCCACATCGGTTATGGCTTTGACAACGGTGCCTATGTGCAAGTTGGTCCTGCTTTGCTTCTGCCTGACAGTGGCGAGAACGAGTTTGAAGTCAGCGGTAAGGCTGGCATCAGTGCTGGTCCGCTTTACGGTGAGGTGTCCTTCATCACTGGCGATGAGGTAAGCCTTGGCTTCAAGACTGGCGCGAAGTTCTCTTTCTGAGCTAAAACTAAGTTGCAGAGAGGCACACGCCCCTTCCTGACCTCACACAGGGAGGGGCTTTTCTTTGGTGATCACCATGCAAAAGGTCTTTAACCTCCTCGGCTTGCTCGGCTTTCTGATGAGTGGAACGCTTGTTGGTCTGAGCATTGCTGCTTTTGCCCGCATCCCAGGATGGATTGATGATTATGCAGCGACCATCACTGATGACATCACTGGCACGGTGACAGAGATGATTCCAAGCCAAGTCGATGAGCTGATGCCTGAAATGCCAACATTGCCTAAGGCAACCGGCCCAGCGATTCCCTCGTTCTGACACAAGAAATTCCTGAGATAAACGTTGGGACGGTCAGAGTGCCGCAGATCCAAGCGCCTCAAATTATTCCGCCACCAAATCTTCCATCAGAACCGCCGGTCACATTGATGCTGGGCTTTCCTGTGGCAGACATGCCCGGTGGTGAGATTCCGCACTATGAACCTCTGGATTTCACGCCTGGACAACACTTGCAGCAGGTGACAAGACCACCAGAACCTGCGGAAGAGAAAAAACCGGCTGAGCCGAAACAGCCGGTTTCTGCACCCCTGCCAGCCATTCCTGACTTGGCTGACACACCAAATGTAAACACAGAATTACCATGTCCTCCACCTGACGCAATTCCTTTAGGAGCAAAGAACAAAACTCAAACTGCTGTAATCATTGGTTACGAGGTCGTGGATGGTAGGTGTGAACCACAACTCAAACCGCTAGACGTACCAACAATCATCAGCAACTATCTACCTGCTCCGGGTCTTGTCACGTCAACTGCAGTAGTCGCAACAATAGCGACAACCAGCGCAATCGTTGCAAAGCCATTAGGCGATTATCTGCTTAAAGCCGTCAAACCAGTTGTTAAAAAGACAATTATGAAGATTAAGGGGAAGCTGGGGAAAAAGGTATTACGGGAATCGGTATTGGAACGGCGGAAGTATCAGCGCTCTCTGCGGAAGTAGGGATTGAGTGCGTATGAGGCGGAAGCGTACCTGGCGGATTTGCTACGACCACATCAGCACAGATGCTTGCGTAAGGCGAGTCAGGGTGAAAAATTACGCCATCCTTCATTAGGTCTGAACAATTTTTCGCGCGCTTAATCTCGTAGACCATACGCTCGTGAGCGATCTTTGCGTCTAGAAGTGCCACTTGTTTTTCGGCAGCGGCCCTGCAAGTTTTGACGTGATGTCGATCGAGCGGTATTGAAAACGTGGCAGTGATACCGCTGTTAATCGAGATATTCGTTTTCTGGCCCGTTCTAACTGGACGCATGTAAAGGATATTGCCCGGATTATCGGGCCTGCCATCGGGGATGGCATTACCCTCCGGATCAAACGCGCCAGTGATATCGAGATTGTCATAAACCGGTTCGTCATAGTAAGCCTCGTAAGGTTTGGACCACCCAGTTGTAGCGCTAACAAACGGATTGATGTTCAGGGTTGCACCTTGGCAACTGATTCCTCCTCCGTATGTATTCGTAAATTGACGACTAGGTACTACCTGGACAGCCTGGTTTGTAACACTTCCTGAACTATTCGCTACTGGTGCAGCTGTACTACTTACCTGTGCTTGCACTGGAGCGGAGAACAGCAAGAGCGCTGCTATTACTCGCTTCATTCTGTAAAGGTGCTCAACGTTTCATTAAGCGACTCTATATCTGTTTCGCGAGTGATAATTGTGTGCTCAATCAGCCCTGGCCCTTGCAATGTTTCAGAAAAACTAAAAGTAGCCGCGTCGTTGACGATCTTCCATGATGGCTTTGACGCTGGATCAAGTCCACGCCACACACTGGCAACACCATCAAGGCTGTTGGTTGTTGTGACCAAACTCATTGGAGCAATGGGACCATCAGGGGCAACGTTTGTACCAGTCACTGAATATTCGTAGCCAGTTCGATACCGATAGGAGTTGATCACCTCGTTGACTTTGGTCTTTGTCGTTGTCGTTGACTTCAGCTGACCTTGGCTAAACGACGGAACCACTGGAATCGATTTTGCTTTTGGAGCGGACAGCGCGATAACGCAGAGCACGCCCCATGTGATCCAAAAACCTGGCCACATTATTCAATTACTAGCTCGCTGGTCAGCTGTCCTATTGCCAGAGTATTCGCTCCGCCTGCAGTTACCGTTATTGTGTGGTCTGCATTGATCACACCAGCAAGAGATCCAGCGGTGCCTGAAGCGGTGGAAACAATGCTGCCAAAGTTAGCGGCATTGCCTGTCGTTACTGCAGATGTTGGAACGGCATCAGCCTGCGTGTAGCTTTGGCTAAAGGAGAACGCTTCACCAGGCGTGTCTTGTGTTGCGGAAATCGTGCCAGGTGAATACACGCCGCTTGTAATCGTTCCAGCAGAGACAGTGTTAGCTGTGGTGGAGTCAGTCGTATCAATATTTGAACCTGAGATACTGAACGAAGACCCCTGGCGAGTTGCAGTTGTCACCGCAGCTCCCACAGTCAGAGAGACGGATGAAGTGATCTTATGAGTCAAATCGGCTTTAGCAGCAGGCGCTGCAAGCAATGAAAGCCCCAGTGCAATAGCAAGACGCTTCATTTGATGCCAGCCTTGGAGTCCTTGTTATCCACAATAGCTGGCTTCTTGTTCCCATTGCTCTTGCGCTCGATGCCAAACGAGGCCATGGCCCCTGTCAACAGGCTGGCCACGAAAGTATTGTCCATCTTCATTTGGGGATAGATCCCAAGGTATGAAACGGTCAAGAGTGTGGCGCTCCAGGTGAGGACAGCGCATTTGACAACATCAGCAACGCAGATGCCTTCCTTTTCGTGCTGCTCTTCGAAGTTGGTGGCCATGACGTAACAGAGCTACCGTTACAGGGTAACTAGGTCAACCCAATGCTTCTAGTTCTTAAACCGTTGATTATGACGATGTGGCGCTCCAGAGCGTTCAAGGAGCTGATCATTGCGATGCTGGAGCGGATCGTCACTCGCACGGACAACGATTTGGACGATCTTGCGGTCAAGCATCTGAAGGATTTGCTGTTGCCCGACACTAGAGTTGAAAATTAGATGGCATCCGGCATCATCCAGGTGAGCTTGCTGTTGCTAGCCATGGGTCTTGCCCTGCTGCCATTTTTTCAGTTTTTCCGTGCTACGCCCCACCAGCTGGCTGCAATTAAACAACTTGAGGAGTCAGTGCCAAAGAGCTTATTGGAGGAAGACTCAGACTGGTTTACCGCTTGGAAAGCAAGCGGTTATGACCAAGAGATCTACATGCCTTATTTTAGCCAGCTCGACAACAAAACAGGCACTGGGAGAAGGGAGTGCTTCAGTTCAGCGTCCGCGATGCTGGCGGCGTTTTATCGCCGCGTTAAGACCGATGATGAGTACAACGAGATTCGCGCTCAATTTGGTGATACGACCTCGGTTGACGCGCAGCTTTTAGCGTTGCGCGCTCTTGGTTTAAAAGCCGAGTTCCGCAAAGATGGCGATGCTGACATGGTGGAACTTGAGCTTGAAAACAACAGGCCGGTATTGGTCGGATGGCTAAGTGCTGGAAACATGCTTTTAGGCGAACCACCAATGTGCAACGGGTTAGGTTGCGGGCATTGGAGCGTTATCAGTGGATATGCAGGCAAGAACAGCAACGATCCAGAGTGGATCATGCAGGATCCAAGAGGCTATCCAGAGATGGAGAAAGGCGGACACAGCAATCCGCACCTAGGCCGTAACGTCCGAGTAAGGCAAGCTGCGTTTTACCAGCGTTGGCAAGCTGAAGGTCCAGGCACAGGTTGGGTGATTTTGGTCAGCGAATAATCGACATACAGAAAAACGGTGCTTACCATCCTAAAAAGTACACTCTGTAACAATGGGCTGGGCAGATTGGATGATCGTCCACCAAAGCCTTGAGGAAGAGTTGGAATTGGAACGTAACGTACGAGATGTGCAGAACTGCAGCGATGAAGGCGCTTTGAAGTCACTATGCGTCTCGTTAGTCCGAACTAACTGGCATCAGCAAAAGATGCTGCGCCAAGCAGTAGGCCACATCGGTGAGCTAGACGCGATCAATACGGCACAGAAATAATTTCTAATCGTTTGCCTGATAGGTCTGCGGCACTCTTGGCCCGTTCCAGACTGCTATAGCTGCAGGCGTCGTCTGCGCTGCTAGTCCAGCAAACGTCACCTGAATTTGTGTAGAGCGCAGAAATGAACAACGGCTCCGGCTGGACCGCCTTGAGGGCAAAACGCATTGTGTGTCAGTCGTTAAGGATGTCCAACAGAATGTCGGCTTTTGATTTGGCCCGGCCTTCGATTCGGTTGCGGACAGATGACCTCCACTGAACCTGATCTTTAGCCATAGCCTCGTTGTAAACGGTACTTGGGTAAACCCGCTTAAGTTCGGAATACACAGCTTCTCTTATCCAAGCTGCAGGACGCTGGTCCGCTTCAGCCGCCTTTTCAAGCAAAAGCTCAGCTCTGTTTGGGTCAATAAGAACGTGATAGTGCGCTTTATTGCCGTGAAGCTGCGCCATGTGACTCAAAATGCTACAACAATCTTACCACGTAATCGAGTCATCCACCTTCTTTTTCCAGGCAGTGGATTGAGCACGACGAGCTTGGGCGCGTTGGTTGGTGCAACCCGCCCGCACTTCATACGCCCCCTCTAAGAACATCGCAGCCCGCTGCAGATCACCCGTCGTTGCTGTCTGGATCGCCTTGTTTAAACGCTCCATCACGAGTTGCCTGCCTGTACGCGGCATCCATTGCCTCTCGGAAGTCTTGGTGGTACGTTACCGCCCCTCCAAAGTTTGAGTACCAGCCTCGATCAGTGCGGTAGATGCTGATCATCAGTGGGTCTCCTGCCAGGTTTTGCCGAAAGACACCTCAGCCAAAGCAGGGATCTCGCCCAACCAGTTGGCCTCTGCCTCTTCCATCACCCGTTTTAGGGTCGCCGCCCATTCTTCGGCAACGTCTTCACGAACTAAAAGCAAAATTTCATCATGCACCGCAGCCGCGATCCGCACAGTGTCCTCACCTGCCTCACGTACCAAAGGCCATAACTCGCCCAAAGCAGCTTTGAGGATGGCCGCACCACTGCCCTGAACAGGGGTGTTGCACCGAATGGTCAGACGATTGGCCTCACCAAACAGATTCCTAAGCATCCCAGATCCGGGTATTCGTATTTCCGGAATGCAGTTGGCTTCGTTAGCTTCATCATTCGCCTCTTTGTGCCACTTAGCGATGCCCTCAAATTCTTTGAACCAGTTAGATCTGACTTTTTTCGCCTCTTCTAAAGTCATGCTGACACCGCTACCGGCTGCATAATTACGCAAACCATCAGCTCCAGACCCATACAGCAAGCCAAAATTTGCTGATTTAGCTATATCGCGACTACAGCCAATAGCCTCAGCAGTAACTGTATGTAAGTCCTGGCCATCCTTAAAAGCCTGAACCATTTTTTGGTCTTGGGCAACAGCAGCAGCTAAGCGCAACTCCATCTGACCGAAATCAGCATCAACCAGCAGCCAGCCTTCAGGCGCTTCAACGCAACTGCGGAACTGCTTGTCACGCGGAATT